TTGATACAAAAGAGTATGTGCTATCAGGCAAAAAGGCACAATATTATGTAGAATGTTTTTACGAAAAGGCAAGTAAAAATCACTATTTTATCCGCATACTCTACATAATGATTTTCACCGCATAATCTTCGCCGTAGATCACGTTGAGCCCGCCGCCGTTGTCCCAGTGGACCAGCAGGCTTCCGGTATCATCGACGCCGTAAACCGTGCCGCGGGTTCCGGCAGGTGGTGCCTGCACGTCGTCCATCTTGATCAGCTCCACGCGCGTGCCGTTCGGGTAGGCTTTCTTCAGCTGTTCAAGCTGTTCTGGTCTGATTATCCTCATGCCTGCACCTCCTCGGTATCTGCAGCTTCTTCGGTGGCTTCCTTCTTGGGAGTGCCGTTCTTCCAGCTTGAGTTGCCTTCAAGATTCCGGAGCAGGATTTTGCGTTCCTGCTTGTAATCCGCGCCGATGAATCCCAGTCTCAGAAGGAAGCAGCGGAATGCGTACTTCTCGTTGGTGACCGGTGTCTCGGTTGAGCTTGCTCTTTTCAGATCCTTGGAGAGCTTGCAGAGCTGGGCGATGAACATCGTGTAGGCTCTGGTTTCCTCCGGTGTGGGCAGTTCCGGGAACCAGGGGAAGGAGATCTTGTCGTCTCTGGTCTCGAACCGCAGGTCGTCGATGCCGAGCGCCTTCTTGATGAGCGTTCCCTTGGCTTCGAGGATGTTGGTCAGCGTTCCGACCGCGACCTTGTCGAGCGGAAGCTCAACTGTCAGGCCCATCTCCTCGGTTTCCGGCGCTTCCTCGGCGTCTTCCTCCGACTCGGCTGCGGCTTCCGGTTCCGTGGGTTCCTGCGGCTCGGGCTCGAATCCTGCGGCTGCGATGGCTTCGAGAACCTTCTCGACCTCCTCGCTGTCCGCCATGTCGTCGAACTCGAGCGCGCCGTCCTTGGTGACGGTGAAGAAGCCGATCTCGTAGTTGCAGGTCGGCATGAATTTGTATTCTGCCCTGGCTCCGGTGGTGTCGGAGATGATCTTGACCAGTTCTTTTCTCTGTGCTCCGGTTACGTTGTAGTTGATTCGCATTGTGTTAACCTCCTTGGTATGCGTCTGTCCGAAGGCCATGTGCCTTTCGGCATGTCTATACATCACTCTGAAGGCCTGTAATAGCAAGCGAATCCGCGATACTTCTCCGGTAGAAAATAAGCCGATTATCCGACCCTGAAACTGTGCTTAGTACACAAAGGAATCACTCGCCGTCCGGCAGCTCGACTTCTTTAACGAGGTCGGAGTACATGAGCTTCTTGCCGTCCCGGATGACATACACATTTTCGGAATCGCCGGTGTCCTCCACATAGCGGCGGAGGATGACGGAGGCGTATTTCGGATCGAGCTCCATCATCATGCAGGTGCGGTTGAGCTGCTCGCAGGCCATGAGCGTGGAGCCGGAGCCGCCGAACGTATCGAGGACGACGGCGTTCTCCTGCGTGGAGTTCTGGATCGGATAGCCGAGCAGGTCAAGCGGCTTGCTGGTCGGATGATCCTTGTTGCGCTTCGGCTTGTCGAAGTTCCATATGGTGGTTTCTGCGCGTCCTGCGTACCATGGATGCTTGCCGTTCTGGAGGAATCCGTAGAGCACGGGCTCATGCTGCCACTGGTAGTCGGAACGTCCGAGCACGAGGGAGTTCTTCACCCAGATGCACACGCCCGCGAGATGGAATCCCGCGTCGACGAATGCCCGCCGGAAGGTCAGGCCCTCGGTGTCGGCATGGAAGCAGTAGGCCGCGCCGCCTTTCTCCAGATGGTCCGCCATGTTCTTGAATGCGGAGAGCAGGAAGGTGTAGAATTCCTCGCCCTTGAGGCTGTCGTTCTGGATCGTCAGGCCGTCGGATGCCTTGAAGGAGACGCCGTAGGGCGGGTCCGTCAGCACGAGGTTCGCGCGCTTGCCGTCCATGAGTGCATCTACATCTTCGACGCTGGTGGCGTCGCCGCACATAAGCTTGTGCCGTCCGACTGTCCAGATGTCGCCGCGCTCCACGAAGGATGCTTTCTCGAGTGCCGCGGACAGGTCGAAGTCGTCATCCTCGATGTCTTTGTCGGATTCTCCGTTCAGCAGCTTATCCAGTTCCTTGTCGTCGAAGCCGAGCAGGGAGAGGTCAAAGGCGTTCTCCTGCAGGTCGGCCAGTTCGACGGACAGCATTTCCTCATCCCATCCGGCGTTGAGGGCGAGTTGGTTGTCCGCGAGAATGTAGGCGCGTTTCTGCGTGTCGGTCAGATCTTCGGCGAAGACGCACGGGACGGTCTTGTATCCTTCCTCACGGGCAGCCTGAATCCTGCCGTGGCCGACGAGGATGTTGTAATCCTGATCGATAACCGCGGGCGATACGAATCCGAACTCCCGGAGGGAGGAGCGGAGCTGCGCGATCTGTTCCTTACTATGTGTCCGGGCGTTCCGGGCGTAGGGCACCAGCTTGTCGATCGGCACCTGTTCAAGTCTTTGTGTGTTCATTTACATTCCCTTTCTGGCGCGGAGAAGGCGTTCCATCACGTCGTCCTGCGGATTCGCGCCGCCGTACTCGGCGGAGCAGTTCTCCTTTACGATCTGGAAGATCTCGTCCCACAGGCGGTTCGCCTGATTCATGTAGTTGATGCCGATATTGATGAACGGCGACGGGATCGGCTTGCCGGTCGTCGGATGCTTCGATAAATATCCGAGCTTGGTTGTCATTTCCTCGCACTGAATCCAGCGAGCCGAGCACATCGCGTAGCGTTCCAGCAGCTGCGGCGATACGGCTTTCGCGACGCCGAGCTTGTCGAGCCATTCCCAGGTCTCGCGGTAGATGTCAGCCGCCTCCAGAGTGGAGCCGTCATGCTGACGCGCCGATAGGAACTCGTGCGGCTCCGGCATGTCCTCGCCCTCGGTGTCCGGGATGTCGAGCACCTCGAGCTTTCTGCCGCCCGGATTCCCGGCCTCGAACTTCTCTTTGACGGCGGTTTTCTTCCGGCCAGCGCCGGGACGTCTGCCGCCGCGACCGCCTGTGTTATTCGATTTTGTTGGCATTTCGTCACCGCCTTTCATGCGCACACGCGCGTAATAGATATAAGGAGCGGGTTATTACCCTTTTGATTTCGCTTTTTTCGCACGGAAGACCCCGCGCCGTTTTCCGGGAGGCCGCCTCGTAGAGATTCCGACCGCCCCTACCGGTCGTGTCGTGTGCCTCTGTCTCCGCGCTCGCGGTGGATCTTCTCATGGCAGCTCCTGCAGAGGCTCATGAGGTTGCTCTCGTCGTTCGTCCCGCCTTCCGACAAGGGAACGATGTGGTGGACTTCCTCGACCGCAACGTAGCGTCCCTGCTTCAAGCACATCTCGCAGAGCGGATGCTTGTGGACGTAACGCGTGCGGACGCGCTGCCAAGACCTGCCGTATCGTTTGCCGGTCGAGTAGCCGCGCGTGAACGTCTCGTAGTGCTTCTCCATCAGAGCCTTGTGCTCCGGGCAGTACTGTTCGCCGTCCTCGCAGAGGTTCGGGCATCCGGGATAGCGGCAGGGCCGCTTCGGTTTCATTGGCATGGCCTGCCGCCTCCCTTCGGGCATAAGAAAAGCCCTGCGGGCATGGTGCTCGCAAGGCTTCTGGTTCTTCTTATGGTTTTCGCTATTGTAAGGATAACACAGGAGGCGTCTGCCATTCTGTGCCAAAGTGTGCCAAACCGTGCCAGTTTTTCTAATCCGGCACAACAAAGTTCTGAAGCGCCGAACCGTGGATGCGGTGGACCGTGCGGAGGCTGACGTTCAGCATGCAGGCGATCTCATCCCATGTGCAGTTGTCGATGTACCGGTAGCGGAGCACCAGCTGCTCCTCCGGGTCATCCAGCAGATCGATCCGCGCGTTGATCTCGTCCCGCAGCGTAATGAGCTGCGCCACCTTCTTCTCCACGTCGGCCTGTATCTCATCGATCTTGTGGAGGCAGGTGACGAAGTGCGCGTCCGTTGGTGTGTTCGGGTTTCGCGGCATGCCGTCGTAGCGCATGCCGCTGACGCTGGCGCTCATTTCCTTCCAGTAGTCGATCTCCCGGAGCCGCGCGCGGATCAGCGCATCCAGATGCTTGGCCTGATTCAGATATTGCTTCGGAGTCATCTCATCACCTCCTCGTTGAGCTTTTTTATCAGCATCTCGCCGTCAACCGTCGTCAGCGCCTGATACCACTGGGACCGGAAGAACCGTTCGACGGATTCCTTCTCCGTTTGCGCGGCCTTGTTCCGCGGGTTCATGCGCAGGGCCTTCAGTGCTGTCCGGTAGTCGCGGACAGCCTGCAGGATGACGGCGTTGGCGAGATTCTCGTAGGGGTCGTTCATCGCATCACCGCCTTCACCGCAGCGATAAGCGCTGACTGCGTCTTGTCCTTGCGTTTCAAGGCGTTGAGGATCTGCCCGTCAATGGTGCTCGCAGTGACGATGTGCTGGATGACGACGGTCTGGCTTTCCTGTCCCTGACGCCAAAGCCTTGCGTTCGTCTGCTGGTAGAGCTCCAATGACCACGTGAGGCCGAACCAGACAAGCGTCGATCCGCCGGACTGCAGGTTGAGCCCGTGACCGGCGGAGGCCGGGTGGATGACTGCTACAGGAATATTGCCCGCATTCCAGTCATCGATGTCCTGCGACGACTTGATCTCCCGGACGTCGAACCGTCTGCGGATTCTCTCCAGATCGTGCCGGAACCAGTAGGCGACAAGCAGCGGCTTCCCGTTCGCGGCCTCGATGATGTCCTCCAAGGCGTCGAGCTTCCGGTCATGGAATTCGATGATCTTCCCGTCGTCGGAGTAGATCGCGCCGTTTGCAAGCTGAGAGAGCTTCCCGGTAAGCGTTGCCGCGTTCGCTGCGGTGATCTCGTCGCCGTGAAGTTCCAGCACCAGATCGTTCTTCAGCTCCTCGTACCGTTTGCGCTCCTCGGCGGACAGCTGCACCTCGTACTGCGTGGAGATGAGCTCCGGCATCTTCAGATGATCGGTCGACTTCATGGAAATCGTGATATCCGAGATTTTCCGGTAGATCGCGTCCTCTGCATACGGCAGCGGCTTGTAGGAGTAGATGATCTCGCCGTTGCGCTTGTCGGGTATGAAGTACTGGCTGCGGTACTGGGTGATGAAGCGTCCGAGGCGTTCTCCCTTGTCCAGCGCCTTGAACTCAGCCCACAGGTCCATGAGACCGTTGCTGCTGGGTGTCCCGGTGAGGCCGATGATCCTTTTGACCTTGGGACGCACCTTCATCAGCGCCCGGAAGCGTTTTGACTTGTGGTTCTTGAAGCTGGAGAGCTCGTCCAAGACCACCATGTCGTAGGTGAAGGGGATGCCGGAGTCGTCGATCAGCCATCCGAGGTTCTCCCGGTTGATGATCGTAATATCCGAATTCTGCATGAGTGCCGCCTTGCGTTCCCGTGCGGTTCCGACTGCAACGGCGTAGGTGAGACCGGAGAGGTGCTCCCATTTCCTGATTTCAGCGGGCCAGGTGTCGCGGGCCACTCGAAGAGGCGCGACTACGAGAATCCGGCTGACCTCGAAGCTGTCAAACAGAAGGTCGACGGCAGCAGTCAGCGTGATGATGGTTTTCCCAAGACCGCAATCAAGGAAGATGGCAGCTGTGTTGTGAGTCTCGATATAGGAGACGCAGTATTTCTGGTAGGAATGAAGGTCACTTAGTTTTTGCATTTTCTTCGGCCTCCATTTCTTTTATCTGCTTGATGAACCATCTCAATTCGCTGTGGTGGTGAGCGTGTGCACTTTGCGACGGAAAAACGACCAGATTCTCGGGAGAATTGTTGTATCGGTTTCCGTCACGATGGTGTACGACTTCTCCGGGCATCAATGACCTTCCAAGCATCTGTTCAGCTACGACGCGATGTGCGGCGAGTCCATGGATTTTGGAATAACCGTCGCATCTGCCTTTTCCGAGGCGGGATTCTCTGAGTTTCTCCTTGGTCTCAGGCGTCATACGATCCGGGTTGAGTTCCTCGTTTAGCTTTGTTATGTGCTGGCTTATGTTAGTGAAGTCCTTGAGGCTGGCATAGCCGTCTGGGTTCTTCGCTTTGCTGCTGAAATCCGCGAGGCATTGTCTGCTGCAGAAGTGGTGCTTCTTGCCTTTAAGCTGGGCTGAATCTCGGAAGAATTCACGTCCGCACCAATCACAGACTATTTTCAATTTCATCTATCACACCTCCGATCTGTTCTGGATTGTCGATGACATAGACGCGGAATCCGAGTTTCCGCAGGAGTCGGTGCCGTGCATATTGCAGTCTTCTTGGCTTCTTTCCGGGTGCCTTGAGCTCTGCGAAGGCGATGCGTGCGCCGGGCAGCAGGATGATCCGGTCCGGCATCCCGTCGAAGCCGGGTGAGACGAACTTCGGCGCGATGCCGCCGCGGCGCTTCACCTCGCTGGCGAGTTTCTGCTCGATCTGCTTTTCACTTCTCATGGTTTCGCCTCCGGAACCGGGTCGACAAGGTTGAATGCGGCGTAGGCTGCGGAGAGGAAGTCGGTGATCGGCTTTCCCTTGTAGGTCCAGACGCATTGTCCGCGGTATTTGACGCCGAGGCGCTCCGGGTTGTGGCGGCTGCGCCCGATGAGGATCTGCTCTCCGTGGTAGGTGAGACTCCAGCCGTTTGTCGTCCTTGTCCATTTGCGTTTCGGGAAGCTGCGTTTCCGCTTGGAGCGGTTTCTCATCAGCCGTTCGCGGTCCTTGGCGGCGAGGATGTCGCCTTCCATGATTCCGGCGCAGATACAGCCGACCGATACGTCCTCGAAGTAGTCCGGGTGCGTCATGACGTGCACGTAGCGGACCTTGGTGCAGCCGCACAGCTCGCAGATGTGCAGCGGCGCGTCCCAGTCATCCTCGCGGACGTCGTACATCCTTTTGCAGGTCCATCCGGAGAACGGCGCTCCCCAGCTGCGCAGCGTTTTCTGGCAGCGGGCGAGATAGCTTTTGTCCGGCTGTCCGTCATGGTCTAAGCTTTGTCCTGTATCTTGCATGGTGTAAAAACCTCCGTGTTCTCAACGTTTATTGGGTTTTGTCCCTTTTGTCGCTTTTGTCCCTTAATCCGTAAACAAAAATGGTTTAGTAGAAGAATTGAGAATAAATAAATCATTCTTTTTGGCTTTTTATAGGGGTTCGGACAAAAGGGACAGAACCCTGAAACCCGTGTGTTTCCTGATGTTTTCCTGCCCCAAGAACTGTCCTGAAGGGCAGGACAGGCATAGGACGGAATGACAAAAGTCCTACTTCTCATGGAACTTCGGATTGACGGCATACTTCGGAAGCGGCGGTCTGCCCGTGCCGGAATACTTCTGAGGCTTCTGTGCGATGTACCCGTAGTCCTCGAGGAAGTCCAGCACCGGCTGGATGGAGTCGACCGTCTTGAAGGTGCGGCACATGCGCATCGCGGCACGCCGGTCAAAAGCGGTGAGCTTTTGCTCCTTGATGCGCTGCAGGATCATGTCCGCGTTCCGGTACATCGCATCCTCCGGCAGTACGGAGTAGGCGGCCTGCGCGTGGTTCAGGAAGTAGCGGCCCAGCCGGATAGCGTCCGCCATCGTCTTGCCGGAGACCGTCAACGCGCCGTGGGTGTCAAGGAAGTCGTGGCTCTGGTAGGTGCCAGCCCGGCAGAGGAGGCCGGACATGCGCAGCACGTTGCCGACGAGCTTTCCTGCCCAGTCGGCCATCTCCGCATAGTCGGTCGTAAGCTTCGGCTCCAGCCAGTTCGCGAACGACTCAAGCTCCTGGTCCGCTTCCGGCGAGAGCGTTATGATCTGCGGCTTCTCCGGGTACTCGTCGTCCAGCAGGTTTACGACCAGACGCTCGTAGGCGCGGTAGATACCGTCGGTCACGGCCTCGCTCCGGTACCTGCGGCTTCCCACACTGGAGACCGGCATGCTGTAGAGGAACCTCGCGGTGAGGCCTCGCCCACGGAAGGTCGTGTTGCTGAGGACCGCGGAGACGACGTTCGGCTGCGCCATCAGAAGGATGGTGAGCGCCGGGTCCATGATGCTTTCACTGTCCCTGCCGATACGGTCGACGCGGATCGTGTCTCCCGAGTAGCCTTTCAGCATGACATCGATGTTCACGTTCCGCGTGTAGATGCCGGACAGAGTGTCGAAGATGCCGCCCTCACTGGAGATCAGCGAGGCGTGGCCGTGGTTGCTGGCGATGACGGAGACGAGCTTCTCGGTCGTGATGTCATCCACATACAATTGCAGTGGATTCACTTCCTCGAAGTCGGCGACCTCCTGCGCGATGCGCTCAAGCTCCTCCGGATCGGCGTTGCCCTTGGCGACCTTCTCCTCGAGGGCCTTCTGCCTGCGCTCCAGCACGCGCTTCTGCATGCGTCCGGCCTCGACAGCCGCGGCGTTGGTCTTGTTGTATTCGACCTCGTAGTCGTTGACCGGCTGCAGCATCAGATGCAATACCGACGACTTCCTCTCCGAAGGCGGTGCAATCACGATTACATACGTGTTCAAGGGCTCCACCCAGTCGGACTTGCCCTGAATCCGGTACTTCTTCTGAAGACAGGTCGAGAGAACGGATATTGCGATACTGCCTGCCATATCAACAGAGGTCTGCGTGCTTTCCGCGACGGCCTTCACGTAGTCGGCGATGGGCTCCGGGAGCGCGTCGACTGGGAAGGGTGCCATCGTGTACCGTGAGAACGGCAGCGGCTCGTCCCATCCGGGATTCGGATTGTTGTACTCCTGCGGGCTCACGTAGCCGGGCTGGCTTGCAATCTTCGCATAGTATTTCGCGGCGCTTTTCCAGATGTGGTTCAGCTCGTCCGTGGAGAGCGGCGGCTGGCATTTCTCCGCTTCCGTGAAATACGCGTTCTTGGATTCTTCTGTATCCCCATAGCGTTTCATGGAGCGTACTGCCCACCGGAACATCGTGGTGTTGCGGCTGCCCTCCGGAATGGTCGCTTGGCTTTCGTAGCCTCCCGGCATGTCCTTGTCGAATTCGTCCCCGTAGAGGAAGTCCGTGAGCGTCTTGCCGCCCGGATGGAACTCGACCTTGGGGTCGCGTGTCCCGTAGAGGAAGCGTGCCGCGTCGAGCGCGTTCGCATCCAGGTAGGGGAAGATCTCGTGCAGGAGCTGCTTCAATGCGGCATACGCCTCGTAGTCGGTCATCGGGTCGATCTGAAAGAACAGATGGAAGCGCGGTCTCGCGGACTTCCCGTCCTTGGGTCGATTGTTGTGGCGGCTGTAGTGGACGGCGAAGAAGACACCGGGCAGCGCCTTCTGGATGTCCGCTGGCGTCTTCCAGCCCGCCGGATCATCCGAGTGGTCGTTGTCGCAGTCGACGGGAAGGCAGTCCGAGGAGATGAAGTTGTCGTTGCCACGGTAGTTGTTCCTGTATTTGGCGCACACGTGGTCGTGCGAGACGGCTCTCTTGAAGCTCGCCTCATCGACGACCTCGACCGGGTGCGAGTAGACGCAGTTGGATTCCTGCTGGTAGGCGTCGGACGTATAGATGGTGAACATCAGTCGTACACCTCCTTGGATTCATCCTCCAGCACCTGCATGATGAACTTGAGTGCCGTGATCATGGTGGCAAGCTCGCAGTCGCCGCCGAGGGTGACCTCGAAGCCACCGTTCCCGTAACGGTCCTGTATCGGGTTCACGCGGATGTCCGTGCCTCCAAGATCCGTGATGCGCAGATAGGTGCGGCCTCCGTGACCAGTGTCGCCGCCCATGTATCCGGTTGTCCCGGCCTCGGCCTCGAGTACATTCGCACTGGTGATCTCGCGGCTGTATGTGGTGATTCTGGTTCCGTCATAGAGCGTCCGCTGGTTTTCTTCGATTGCATGCATAAGTGTTAGACCTCCTTCAAATCCTCTGTGAAATAGCGCAGCCGGTAGCCCTTCCAGCGGGCTCTTCGTATTTCCGCTGCCATGCCGTTCGAGATCCTGTCTCCGAACACCCAGACCTCGGCGCACTTGCTCATGAGCGCGTTTCCGAAGAAGAGTCCGAGCTCGCGCTCAGTAGGGTCGGTGTCGTCAAGGAACTGCGGAAACAGCAGATGCGGCGCGATGGGGATGTATCCCTGTTCGACTGCGAACCGGCAGTAGCGCCGGGCGTCCGCCACGTTCCTCTGAATGTCTCCCGCATACGGCGAGCAGACGTAGATGATGGGACGGAAAGCGCGGAGCGCCTTCTTCTCTTCAAGTTCGATAAGGCTCAGCGCCTCGTAGCATGTCGGGTCCGGATAGCCCTCAAAATTCCTGTAATCCAAACCGGTATCCTCCTTTCCGGCGGGCAATAGAAAAAGCGGCCTGCCTCTACTTCCCACTGGAGGGGACAGGCCGCTTTTGACGAAACAGATTCAGTCTTTCTTATAGAAATCGCAGACGTAACCGTCCGCGCGGAGCACCAGACCGTCCGCCCACGCAGGGACGCGTCCCATCTGCTCGCACAACACTTCCAAGGAGACGCGCGGATCGGCTTCGATAACCAGCTCGTCGTGGATATGCATGCAGACGTCGCAATGACGGAGCATCTTCATCGAATTGCACAGAATGTCGCGGCTTGTGGCCTGCACGATGTTCTCCACGAACTTCGGGCCATACGATTCGAGCCGCTCCCATTTCTTCGTGCCGCCCACGCCCTCGTAGGTGATGCACTCGCCGCCGAAGCGGTTCATGCCGACCTTCGGCTTCACATACGCGAGATTCCGTCCGGAGGGCAGGGTGATGAACAGCATGCCCGCCTGCCAGAAGAAGGTAAGCTTGCCAAGATGAGTCGTCTTATGGTTCTTCACCGCCTGCATGACGGCCTTGTCGACGTCCCACCAGAACTTCACGATCTGCTGGTTCGCGTCCCGCCACGAGGAGACGATATCCGGAAGCTCATCCTCCTTGAGACCCATTTCGAGTGCGCCCATCGCCTTCAAAGCGCCGGTCGAGCCGCCGTAGCCGCACGCCAGCTCCGCGATCTTGCCTTTGGCGCGAAGCTCGCCGTTTATGCCGTGTTTAACGACCGGCTTGTGGAACATGCGGCTTGCTGTGCTGCAGTAGATGTCCTCGCCGTTTGAGAATGCGTCGGATTTCCATTGTTCGCCTGCGTACCATGCGATGACGCGTGCCTCGATGGCGGAGAAGTCCGCCACGTAGAACCGGCAGCCGTCCTTCGGAATGAAGGCAGTGCGGATAAGCTGGCTGAGTGTGTCCGGGACATCCTCGTAGATCATCTTCACGGCCTCGTAGTCGCCGGACTTCACAAGCGCCCTCGCAGCATCCAGGTCAGGCAGATGGTTCTGCGGCAGATTCTGCAATTGGATGAGACGACCGGCCCAGCGTCCGGTGCGGTTCGCACCGTAGAACATGAACATGCCTCGCGCACGGCTGTCATTGCATACGGCGCGCTGCATCGTCTGGTACTTCTTCACGGATGATTTCGCGAGCTGCTGCCTGAGCTCCAGCACCTCGGCAAGCTCAGGAGGAGCGGTCTTGAGGAGAGCGGCCACGGCTTTCTTGCCGAGGCTGTCGACCTCCATGCCGTTGTCGGAGAGCCACTGCTTCATCTGCTGGACGCTGTTCGGATTCTCCAGATTCGTGAGTGCTTGCATCTTCTCGGTCAGCTCGCTTCTGGAGCGGGTGTCCATGTCGATGGCTTTCTCCACGAGGTCCATGTCGATGCGGACGCCGCGGTCGTTGATCTCCTGGTCGATGTGATATTCGTCCCACACGAAGTCCGGCACCGGGAAGTTCCGGAGCTTCCTCTGAATTGACATCTCGACCTCGACGTCGCGCTGGTTGTATTTCTTGAACGTCGCCCATTTGCTTGGATCGTCGGATGGAAGGTTGCGTGTCCTGCCGCCGTTCGCCTTCGTGGGAGTGCAGGGAACGGAGAAGTAACGGATGAGCGCCTTGCCCTCGTCCATCTTCTGATCCTGAAGGTTCAGTACTGCGCCGACGCCTTTCAGGCTGAGCGGGAGTCCCATTGTTGCCGCCCAGATCATCGAGCAGCGCCAGCCCTTTGGATTCAGGAATCGGGCAGTTTCCGTCGACAGCGGATGATTGTCATGGAACGGATAAAGGCTGAGGCCCTTGTCCCGCAAGTATCTGGACAGGCAGACGCGCTCGAAGTTCGCGTTAAACGCCCACTTGAGAACCGTGTCATCGGTCAGCGCGTCGAGGATGTCATCCGGGATCTGTTCTCCGCAGGCGAGGTCGACGACCTGCACAGGGCCGCCGTCTACGCTGTAGCCGAACAGGATGATCTCGAAGGCGGGCGATTCGGAGTACTTGTAGACGCCGCATTTGCCGAGATCGACGTCGCTGAACGTCTCCAGATCCAAGGACAAGCTGTTCATTTTAGCCATGCAAAAATCCTCCCTGTCTTTATTGCGCTGATGATTGACGGCGTTACGTTGTACATTGCCGCGAGTTCAACTCCTTTGATTCCACAGTAGAAACCGAATCGTATAGCTTGAACGTCATCAACCGAGAGCTTTCTCCATTTGCTGCCTTGTCGATAAACGTCAAGGATGTTTTCAGTTCGCGTTCCATAATGTAGATTCTCCAATCGGTTATCTGTAGGATCACCGTTTCGATGCAGTACTTCCATGCCTTCGGGAGGAGGGCCAACGAAGGTAAGCATGATAAGTTGATGCACTGGCTTTCCCGCAGTGCCATGACCGAGAACCACAGACAGATGTCCTGCCTTGCAGTATTTACCGGGTCTGAGAATCCTTCCTCTAACAGTCCGACAAAATGGCTCTCCGGTAAAATGGCATACGCCGCGAGCATTTCTATCAAGACTGCGGATTCGACCTTCCGTGCTGGCCTGATATCGGCCTTCATATCCCGGTATGTCTTTCCATACTTCTTCCAAAATGTATTCACCTCAATTCACGAATAAGGCGGCAGAGAGATAAGTCCCTGCCGCCCGCCAATAGCTGGATGGTTTTGCCGGTCAGTCGCGGTGCGCTTCGAGCTCCTTCATGCGGCGCTCGTGGTACTCCTTGTCGCGCTCCTCCTGCCGAGCCTCACGCGCCTGCTCCTCCTTGCCGGAGCGGATCGCGAGAATCGTCATGGAGAGCAGGAGAATGATTCCGGCGATGCCGCCGACTGCCATGATGATGTAGAGGATGATCTCCATAATGTCCTTCATGGTGCCGCCTCCTTAGTTCAGAAAATCGCTGTCGTCGTCGGTTGCGAAGTCAGCGAAGTCGGATTCAGCGCTGGCCTTGCTGCCGAGCGGCTCGCCGTCACGGATCTTCTGCAGGTTGTTGAGCCCGCAGGCGATGCCGCGGTTGCCAGAAGAATTGAACGCGTAGAAGGTGATGCTGGCCCTGCCGTACACGCCGGAGTACACCTCGCTGCGGCTCATGATCGGATTCAGATCCGCATCCACAATGCCCGGAGCGGTCGTAGCGTTCGCATTCACGAAGTATGCGTTACGGTAGGCCTCGTCGTCCGGGCGCTCCGCATCGCCGTCACGAAGCGGCGTCTTGATCGCGGAGAGTGCAGGAACGCTGCGGCTATTGCCCTTGAGCTTGGCTTCGCCCTCCTTGTAGGCGGCATCGATGGCGGCCTTGATCTTGGCGACCGTCACGGTGTCGGACTTCGGGATGATGAGGCTCACGCTGTACTTGGGAGTTCCGCCGTTGATGGACTTCGGCTCCCACACGTTGGCATAGGACCAGCGGGTGTTCGGACCAGTGATAACCTTCATCGGATTGTGCATAGTTGTCTTACTCATAATTTTTGACCTCCATAAAATCGTTTTTTGCTGTATTCATCGCCGGACGCTTATCCGAGTCCGGGACGAGTGTTGGTTTGCCCTGCGGCTTCTCGACGAGGCCTGACAGGAGTTCATTGAATCGGTTCTTTCCGAGGAGCTTCTGCATGGCGGTGATGCCGAGCAGCTTCCTCTCGAATGGATCGAATCCGGCGTCTTCGACCGTCTTGGCGACGGCGGTTTCGTCGGTGTACTTGCGGATGGAGCGGCCTTCGACGAGCTTGAAGCCGTGCCACTCCTTGCCGGAGAGCGCCTGCTGGAGCGCGTACTCCTTGATGTCCGACGCCCACGCGACCAGCTCGTCCACCTTGCCGAGGATGACCTCGATCTCCGCGTCCGTGAGCTCCGGCGGCAGCTTGAAGTCGTGCTGCGCGAGCTTCAGGTTCTCCTCCGCCCGTTTCCTGCAGATGGTCTTGGCCTTGCAGAACCGGCACCACTGGCCGCAGGAGAATTCTCCCTTGCCGTCCCACGCCTGCTCTGCAGCGGGCTTCAAGGTTTCGTCGGCCCAGTGGAGCAGGTCGGCTTTCAGCGTCTGCCACTGGCTGATGTTCTGCCGCCTCGGCTGGTAGATGGTCATACTGACCGTGTCGATGTCGTAGATGTCGTCGAACAGCTCCAAGGCTCCGAGACTGTAGCAGGCCATCTGAGGATTCCGCTCTGCCGAGACTTCAACGCCCAAGCCGTACTTCAGATCGATGATCCGGAGCGTGCCGTCCGCAATGATCAAAGCGTCGGCAGTGCCGAAGCCCTGCTTCACCCAGCGGGAGAAGTCCACGCGCTGCTCGACCAGAACAACCGGATCGGCGCATGTCTGCTTCGCGTCCTCGACCTGCTCCAGCACGTAGGCGACATAGCCTTCCGTGGCTTCCTCCATCTCCTCGTTGTAGTAGTCGAGGTCCCCGGTCGGGTCCTGTGCCGGGTAGCCGAGCGCCTTGCGGAGCTTGTATTCGGCGAGCGCGTGAGCGCAGGTTCCTTCAAGAGCGTAGCTGCTGCCTTCATCCTTGAAGCCCTCGCTGAGCCTGACGGACGGCGGGCAGTGAATCCACCGGTCGGAGCTTGATGCGGAGAGGACCGCATGCTGTCTTTCAGAATTCATTGAGTCCCTCCACATCAAAGAGCAGGGCCTCGTAGTCCTTCGGATCGACAGCCGACAGCTTGCTCGCACCATACTTGTGGAGCAGCTCACGGATCTGCGCCGTATACCCGGCACGCGACCGTTCGGCGAGAACCGCCCGCACATCCTCCAGCTTCAGCTCCTTCTTCTCAGGCTCGGCCTGCGGTGCTTCTGGCTCGGGAGCGGGTTCCGCTTCCTCTGTGATGCCGGAGAACTGCTGGTAGAGCCAGTCGGCTGCCGAGTTAATAGCAGCGGCTGCATCGCGGAGCTCCCTGATGGTCTGATCCATTTCTGCCATTTTTGACATTCTCTTTACCTCCTTCCAATGGTTGACAATCTGCGGCAAGAAGACTGAGGTTTCTTGCCAGTCTTGCGGATACATGGCTTATCGCGATAAGAACAGCGATGGTCTCCATATCCGCAGGGCTTCTGTTGCGTGTCTTGTTCATGGCGTCTGCCTCCTTTCTGGAGCAGCTTTCCGTGCTCCTTACACTTCCCACTGGAGGCAGGGCACGCGTTTTGACGAAGACGGAGGGAAGAAATTCTGAAAAAAGCTCCGACCGCCATTTCTGGCAGCCGGAGCCGTGTGTTTAGAACCAGTCAGGGAACTGCTCATGCATTTCGTCCGGGAACTCCTCGCAGAGCTTCTGCTTGGCCTTCTTCAGGCGGGACAGGAATGTCGTCCGCTTGATGCCGATCTTCTTGGCGATGGCCTCGTCGGAGAGACCTTCCTCGCGGAGCTCACCGATGCGGCGTGCTTCAGGCATGAGCTCGTCCAGACGATGAAGAAGCTGGGCGAGCATCATCTCATCGGCGAGGACCTCCTCGATGAGCGGAGCGTCGTCCGGCACGTAGTCGCCGAGAGTGCCTTCGCCGTCAGGCAGCGGATCGTCAAGGGAGATGGTTGTGTTGTTGTGGAACTCGCAGTCGAGGCAGTTGCCGTCGCACAGCCACCATTTGCTGCGCGGGCAGAAGCATTCGCCTCTGTACTGCATCCGCTTCCTGAGTGCGGTGCGCCAGCGGTCGTAATCCCGGTACTGATCCTCCGGGACCTCGTACCAGGTGCGGGTGGTCTTGTCATAGATGCGTTTGAATTCTTTTGTCATGAATTTTTCCTCCTGTGATTGGCTTTTTGTGGGCAATCACAGGGGAACAATTCACAGTCAGTTCATTGCTGGTTCATACGATCTCATTGAGATTCGTATTATTCCGTGGTATAATGTTTTAGTGGGGTTTGTTATGGGTTGTTAACCAGAATTTCCCCAGCGACGGAAGTGCCTTTACCGACTGAAAATGGCTCCTGTGATTTCCACAAGAGCCATTGAGGAGTAGGGTTTGTCGATGTTCACGTAGTCGGGTTTGTCGCTTTTGTCGGAGTTTTTGAAAATGAGGGACAATCTATGGCAAACAGAGATACTTGGAGGTTGTGCGGCGGGACCTTCTTCATATTGATATCCGATGCCCGCAATCCGATGCCTTCGCACGCAGAGATGTACATGGGTAAGCAAAGCGGCATCACTGAGCCGGAAACACTTCTCGCTTTAGCGCGAGTCGCAACACCGAGCATTTCAGATCCATCAAGATTGGATGAAAGATCATTTCGCGATGGGACTCTCGCTTTCAAATCATGCGAAAACTGGGGATGGGGACATTTCCGCTTTAAAGACGCGTCTGCAAAAAAATCTTTTGACGATAGGATTAAGAACAATTACGCAGAATGCCTTGCTGCAATGACGGCATTTACAAATAAATATCTGGAACTGCGTTCGGCGACCAGGAAGGACGAATACCTTGTAAAAGCACTCCTTGAACTGTTGGATGCCGATAAAACAATTCCAAGTGGTACTGAGCTATATGCCAATAAGGATGGTACGACTATTACAAAAGCGGAAGTCTTATCTTCCCCTTCGTTATGTCTTGAATCATTCCTTCTCGGCCTTTGGCACTACTGCATTGTCCACATAAAGAAAAACAGCATAGGCCAAGAAACCTATGCTGAATGGTGCCCGCCTACTGAGAGCAATAATGGGCGACCGTATGAAGCTGCTATTGGCGAAAAAAGTTCGCGGGAAGTCGAGCTTACATATTGCTATTCGACTGATTTTGAAAATGATGAAGTTGGCAAAGCATCAGACGGATCAGGCAATCCGGAGTCGGAAGTTATAGACGCAATACCGGAGCCTGATGAACAATCTGCGAACCAGAAAATGGAGCAGACCATCAACCAGCCGAAAGTCTTTAATTTTAAATTTGAGCAATCAGGCGGTGCTGGTAAGCAGATCGGATATATAGAGAATTATTACGAAAAGGACGAGGAGGATTAGTGCCTGTGGAGAAAAATGAGATTCAAAAGGTGCAGCCTCAGCTTCCTTCAAACGAAACGCCACGTCCGATTGAAGTTCATATGGAGCAGTCTGGCGGAAAAGGTAAACAATACGGTTTTGTTGAGCATTATGAGGACCATAAGAAGGTTGCAATCTACCTTCCTTCTGATATGGATGAGGATGACGATAATACGCCAGATCAGGTTGACCTTGATTTGAGTTGCTACAACCTATTCGTGATCGCCGATGAGATGTTCAAGGGAAAATACTTCGTAGTTCCTAAGGACCACGCTATCGCAGTCGACAAATGTACACCCAATGATCTATGGGAGCTTGCCTATCTCACAGAAGAATGCATCAACATCGTGAAGACTTTTCCGGCGATATTCGCGAGCACAAACCATCAGTTCGCACGGACAGATGATCGCCATAGAGCTTTTTTCGGAATAGTGCGAGACGTGCAGGTGAAGGAAGATGGCATCTGGATCTACTTTTTCAAATATAGGAAATTCGCCCAGCAAATTCTGAATGAACAGAAGGAAGTGTTTGGCATCGGCGGTACTGATTTCAAAAACGAACTCGATGAAACACACTGGGCTATAAAGAAAGTTGATGTAGTAGAAGCACTAAATAATAACGGCTGTACGATACGGCTGCTTTAGATTCAACTCATGGAACGCAATACTACGGAGGTAAAACATGAGCCGAGAATATGAAGAAATGAACGTCGAAAAATGGGTGAACTTGGAAGACATCGCGGACCATCTGAGTGTCAGCCAAGACACAGTAAGGACCTGGATTAAAGAAGGCAAACTGCCTTATTACAGGGCTGGCAAACGCTATAAATTTAAAATTTCCGAAGTTGATGAATGGGTTCGGGAAGGCAAGATAAAGGAGTAACGACAGGAGGACTTCATATGAGTAAAAAATATCCTTCACTGATAACGAAAATCACGGTCAACAGAGCGACCTTCCATAATGAGCCGATAGAGAAGCTTTCCTTTATTAATTTCTTTTACGGAAATAATGGTGCTGGGAAGTCGTCCATAGCGTATGCCATCAGTGAGAACAATGGTGATAACGACAGTGTTGAATGGGCTGATGGACGGGTCCCGAGCGACTATGATCTTCTGATATACAACCGGGATTTCGTTGAGGATAATTTTTCAAGCTATGGAGACCTTCCAGGTGTGTTCATCTTCAATAAAATCAACAAGGGCGTGCAAAGTCAGATCGACGAGAAATATGCGGAGAAGGATAGATTAAACGGCGACTTCACGAAGGCACAGGATGACTGGCGCACTAAGAAAAGTGGCTTTGGCACGTTACTGACTACCTTTCAGGATGACTGCTTTAAAAGGACGACAAGAGAGCGGGCCGCTTTTGATAAAGCCCTCGAAGGTAAGAAACAGAAAAAGGGATTCATAGAGGCTATTCTTGCGGCTCTTCGGGCGTACCTGTGGGTAAAATCCGTGGCAGAAATGCCCGTTAAGCCCCTCCATTGTTAGTTTTCTGGCTCCGCTATCGGCCTGTTCGGTAAAGGAACCTTAATATTCGAGCAGACAAG